CCTTCCATAATGCCTTGAACAAAAGCTCCAGGCGCAGAAGGGTCTGCTACAATATCCGCCGCTGTGGCCAGATAAAAGTCGGGCTGTACAACATTAACACCGTTAACATTTTTAAGTGAGCCCATACCTCTTGAAGAAACACCTAACTGTGCACCGCCTTCAATCAATTGGCGTGCAATATTGCCCATTGGTGTTTCTAATATTTTTGCCTTACCAATCCATTGTGTGCCTTCTTCACGCAATCCAACAATCATATGTGATACACGGTCAAGATTAATAGTAGGAGAATCAGGATGTCCTAATTCACCAAACGCACGGTTTTTATTTATGTATTCTTCTGTGTAGCGATGAACTTCTTTCTTCATCGTATTGTATTCGTATAAACGGCCGTTTTTGTTTTTCTTTTCAGCAACCAAAAATGGACCTTCAATGAACAAAGCTTTCTTTCCGTCTTTGTCCTCTGTTAGGTAATTAACCGTTTCGTAAATTTCTTTAATTAATTTCATGGCGTTACTCCATAAGGAGGATAGTTGAATGCTGCTGGATCATTGAATTGACCACGTTGATAGTATTGATTTTCTTTACGCAATTCAATAAACAAAGTATATGCTGTGTTTGCAACCATACCAAATGATGTAACACCAATATCACCTGTTGCATTTGGTGCATTATTTCTAATTGAAACCATACCTTGGTCTTCTGAATATTGGCCGCAAAGATCCATATTCATGATTGGAACACTTTGTGCTGTATTTGCAGCAGTCCATGATAACTCAATATAACCTTTTTGTTGTGATGCAATATTATAACCAATTCTAGTAACTGCTAAACCATAATATGATAATGGTGTTCCGTTTGGAATAACATTGTTATTACTAGTCAATGCACCATATAAAGTATTAGCCTGAATACGATATGCATTAGACTCTTGACCTGATCCATCAAAATTAGCAGTTAACTTGATAACTGCTTTTTCTGTTGTGTCTCTTAGGACTTGATAAGTATATAAATTTGCCATGTTTGTTCCTAATATTACGGTGTAAGTTTGTATGCACCGTAGTTGAATGCTGCTGGATCTTGGAACTGGCCACGAGCATACATTGAATTGTTTTTACGCAATGTTAAGATTATAGTATATGCAGAATTAGCTGTTGCACCTGTAGTCATAACTCCAATATCACCATTTCCACCAATTGAGTTATTCAAAATAGAAGGTAATTGTTCGCCTAATCCAAACTCACCCTGCAAATTCAAATGAAAGATTGTTGCAGAATTGGCATACTGTGCCGCACTAGTTGATCCACCACCATTCCAAAATATTTCAACACCACCAACATTTGATGTTGGAAAATTAATAAAATATTTAAGACCAGTGAGTTGAATATCATATAGAGATAATGCAGTATTACTTAAACTTTGTGCTGAATGTAATTGAGCACCATTTGCATCCAAAGCAAAAGCAAGTGTATTGGCCGCAATACGAGAACCATTGGCTTCTTGGCTAGAGCCATCAAACGCTCCTGTAATTTTAATAACAGAATCCGTTTGTGTGTCTCTTAAAACTTGGTATGTAAATTTATTTGCCATGGTTCTTTAATTCAATAGTATTAAGTATTTATAACTAATTAATAAGCTTCTTTCTTCATCATTTTTTTCTTCATTTTCATTTTCTCATCTTCTTCCTCTTCCTCATCCATCATTTCTTTTTTCTTCTTCATCATTTTGTGCTTCATCTCATCTTCTTCTTCATGCATACCATGCTTTGGCTTTTCTTCTTCTTTTTTCATGTGATGAGTTTCATCTTCTTTTTTCATCATCTTGTGTTTCATTTCTTTTTCTTCTTGTGTTACCAAGCCTTGAGCAATTTCTTGCTTCTTAGCTTCAATATGTGCAGTAACACGGTCATGAATAGCAGAATATAATGCTGCTCTAAAATTAACAGCATCATCTTGTGCTGCATAATCAATTAAATTTCTTGTTGTATCGGACATATTAATCTCCCAGTTGAAAAATGGTGGTTATATTTATTGGTTTGAAGGATTCTTTTCTTTACTTTGGTCTAATCGCATATCTAATTGATTTTGATGTTCTGCATCTTCTTGACCAATTTGAGAAACCATTTGTTGTTGTGCTACATTATTAGTAACACCAACTGGCAATCCTAAACCTGCATCCTTTTCATCTTCAATTTCTCCTTGCATGACTTTAATTTCATCGTCATTCAAACGCAATACGTTACGTTGAATCCATGCTTGAGAGAAATAACGACCTGTATATGGGTCTACCGATGCCAACAATTGAAGTCTGTTAGTCATCAACTCGGCTTCTTTTAATTCAGTAAAGTTATTGTCTTTAATAAAGTTATAGTGAATATGTTCTTTGAATTCATTCCATTCTGCATCTGTACAGATACCTTTAAGAACACATTGTACACGCAATGCTTGGTCAAACAAGTCAGAGAACTTAGCTCTCATGCGACCGACAAATTTAGCAAACTTTAATTCATCTCTTGTGATTTCACCAACACGACCTAAAGAGAAACCTGATTGGTTTGGATCAAGTCTGGATACTGGAACATTCAAAGATTTATACAGTTTCTTTTCAAAATACTTAACGTCTTCCAACTCGCCTAGGTTCTGTCCACCAGGTAATGTTGTAATTTCTGTACCTTTGCCGCCTTCTCTACGTGGTAACCAGAAGTCTTCCATCATGGACAAGAACTTACGGTCATCACGGACTTCACCTGTATTGGCATCATATACAAGTTTGTTCTTGTATTTTACCATGATGTCACGTAGATATTGTTCTGCTTTTAACTTTGGCAAATTTCCAACATCAATATAAAAAATGCGGCGCTCAGGTGCACGGCTAATACGGTAGATAACAGTTGCATCTTCAATCATCCTTAATTGATTAAGCGGTTTAATTGCTTTGTGTAGATATGATAAAACAACTGCACGGCGTGAGTCCATTAAACCAGAAACAACTGAAATAATAGAGTCTGTTGTAATACGAGTACCAACTGGACCATAATTTGTGGAACTGCCAGTGGTTACTTTGTCGTTAAAAATATAATATTCGTTTACGGTGTTAACAACTTCAACACCTGTACGTTCGTCTTTTTGTTTCTTGACCTCACGGATTTTGCGTAGTTTACGTGGGTCAATATAACGTAATTCTTTGATACCTTGAGTTGGTTGCTCACGGTCTATGATAATATGGTAATATAATTTTCCGTCAATGTAGTATCTGCGGAAAATATCTTGAGCCATATTCTTGTAATTCAACATCTTCATTACTGTGTTGAATTCGGCTTTGATTGCTTTTTTAATCTTGTCTGGTTGTTCTAAGTCATCCAGAATAATTTGCAAAATCTTGCCGTCATCATCTTGGCAAATTGCTTCGTTTACAATATCGTCAATGGCAGATTCAATTTCTGGTTGCATTGCCATTTCACGATAACGAGATATTAATTCTACCTCGTTCTTTGCAGTTCCATCTAAGTCTACGTATGTACCATAATATGCGGCAGATGTAATCGTTAATGCACCATCATCATTTGCTGGTGGGCTAAATGATTGTTGCGTTTCTTGCTGGTCTTCACCACGAGAGATGGTAAAGCCAAATAAAGAGAATTTATTTGCCATTTTGTTCCAATTTTCAATTCAAAAACACATAAAAAGGGACCGAAGTCCCTTTCATAAAATTAAGATGTAGTAGCTGTAGTGTTTGTAGATGTCCAGTATTGATATGCAAATGTTACTGTGAATTCTTCAATAGTATCATTTGAACCCCAATCTAAATCGATTGGAGATAAATCAACGGGGAACATACCAACAAAGTCATACGCCTTGATAGCACCTGCTAAACCATCAGCACCACCAGTTTTCGCATACTGATAAACGTGAGCATCAGATGTGTAACCTAATGCTTGCGTTGTGGTAAAGTTATTTGATTGTACAGAAGTACCTCTCAAATTACCTTGGTTACTGTTTATATAGTTCATCCATGCTTCGATGGAATTACGAATGATAAAGTTCTCATCGTTAACAATTGTAATTGTCCAATCAGCAAATGTTCTATTGCCAGCAAATTTTACTTCACGACCAAAGTAATACATTGGGACTGTGCCCAATGTAGAACCTGGAAGTTGAGCAGCTTTTGCTAGGAAAGATAAAGATGTTGATGAACTTCCTGCCGCAGGGTTAGCACCAGGTGCATTTTGTCCAGTTGGGATATTTGGAATACTTACCTGGAACAAATTTGGGCGGGCGCCATCGCCTGTTAGGCGTGTTGTGAAGTCGCTAATTTGAAATGCCATTTTATTCTCCTATTTGTTCTTATTTATTAAGCTGTTGTAGTGGTAATTGTTGAGAAATTAACACCAGT